ATCAACAATATAATTTTCCAGATAGACCTGAAGGTTATAAAAAAAAAAAGCATTTAGATCTATTTTTTAAAATTATAACACAAAATATGCCATTTAATATATTAGAATATTCTAAAAATTCTAATGATAATAATGAAAAACAATATGTTGGTTTATCAAATAATTCATATATTTTTATTATAATTTGCTATGGAATAACATACTTTTTAATTTTACAGGGATTAATTAAAAATTATTTGTATTCAATATATGTAAATATAATTCAAGTAAATAATAATAACAATCCATATAATAATCCTAATTGTGTATCAAAAATATCAAAGAATTCATATGTGTCATTTTTTTCAAATTATAATGGTATAATTAGTATGGCGCTAATTTTTTTATTACCGATTTCAATACCATATTTAATTAGATTTTTGAATTTCGATGCCTATAGTATAGCAAAAAATGTTTGGTTTAGCTATGTTATATTATTTTTGATTTTATCACCTTTATTAATCACAATAATTTATAGAGTCACATTTTATAAAAAATTAGATATTTTTAATGATTTAATCCCTTATTTGGAACAGAAAGATATTAAAATTGTTGAAGAAATAAAAAATAATTTTAACTTTAATTTTAGTATTGTATATATATTTTTATTTATTATTGTTTTTTACTGTTTGTATAATTTTGTTTATATAAATTACAAATTAGATTTAGAAAAAATGGGATATACATTATTAGTTATTATTTTTATATTATTTTTATTTATTCCTGGATTTTTAATTTGTAATGGATTAACAATATTATTTACAAATAATTATAGCGAAAATATAAATAGAGAAAATATTATTGAGAATATTAGAAAAAATGGAGTCTCTAGTTTATATGAAATATTGGTAAAATACAATTATCCTTGTTTTTTGAAATAATTTTTTTAATTAAATTAATTAATCCAAGTCTATGACTTGGATTAGGTTTTGTAAAAATTATATTATGCAAAACAACAATTATCCTTGTTTTTTGAAATAATTATTAACATAAATGAATCAGCATCATAGATGATGATTTATTAACGTATAATAATAATATTGATAAAGACAACAACTATCCTTGTTTTCTTAAATAATTTTTTTTTAATTATATTAATAATTATTTTAATTATATTTTAATTATATTATAATTAAAATATATGGGAAAAAAAATAATTTTAATTACTGGTTCAAATGGATTAGTTGGAAAAGCTTTTCAAAAAATATCAGAAAAATATAATAAATATAATTATATTTTTTCTACATCAAAAGATTGTGATTTATTAGATTATACAAAAACGTTAGAGTATTTTAATAAAATTAAACCCAATTATGTTTTTCACTTAGCAGCAAATGTTGGAGGTTTATATAAGAATTTAAATTATAAAGTTGATATGCTTGAAAAAAATATATTAATGAATTTTAATATACTCAAATGTTGTCATTTAACTGATGTTGAAAAATGTATATGTATGTTATCTACTTGTATATTTCCAGATAAGACTCAATATCCTATTAATGAATCGATGCTTCATGATGGCGCCCCTCATAATTCTAATGATGCATATGCATATGCCAAACGAATTATGGACATTCATTGCAAAGCTTATAACGAACAATATAATAGAAATTATTCATGTATTATTCCAACAAATATATATGGCCCACATGATAATTTTTCATTAACAGATGGTCATGTAATTCCAGCGTTAATACACAAGTGTTATTTAGCAAAAAAAAATAATATTCCATTTGAAGTTCTAGGATCTGGGAAACCTTTACGTCAATTTATTTATTCAGATGATCTAGCAGAATTAATATTACTTTCATTTGAAAAGTTAGATAGAGAAAATTTAATTATAGCAAATGAATTAGAATATTCAATTAAAGAAATTTCACTATTAATTGCAAAAGCATTTGATTATGAAAATCATATTATATTTAATGAAAAATATTCTGATGGACAATTTAAGAAAACAGCTGATAACTCTAAATTGAAATCTATAATCAATAATTATAATTTTACAACATTAAATGAAGGTATAAAAAATTCAGTTAATTTTTTTATTGAAAATTATGATATATGCCGAAAATAGAAAAAAATAATAGTTAATGCCAAGTTTTATTGTAATATTAAAAATATTTAAAACATATATATTATTTAAAAATGAATTTAAGAATAGCACTAATAACAGGAATTAATGGTCAAGATGGTTCTTATTTAGCGGAATTACTCTTAGAAAAAAATTACATAGTATATGGAATTATTCGTCGTTGTTCTAGTATAAATACTAGTCGTATTGATCACTTATATAATCATCCGCATTTTATTTTAAAATATGGTGATATGACTGATGGTTCAAGCTTAATAAATATTTTATCTTTCATAAAAGAGAAACATAGTGATCTTTTAGAAAGAATTGAAATATATAATTTAGCAGCAATGAGTCATGTAAAAGTCTCTTTTGAAATTCCGGAATATTGTGCTGAATCTGATGGTGTTGGAGTGCTAAAATTATTGGAAGCAATTAGAGCAGTTGGAATTCAAGATATAACAAGATTTTATCAAGCATCAACTTCAGAATTATATGGTTTAGTACAAGAAGTACCACAAACGGAATTAACCCCATTTTATCCACGATCTCCCTATGGAGTTGCTAAATTATATGGTTATTGGATTACAAAAAACTATCGTGAATCTTATAATATGTTTGCTTGTAATGGTATTTTATTTAATCATGAATCACCTCGACGTGGTCCAACTTTTGTGACTCGAAAAATAACTATTGGATTAAATATGATTTTAAAAGGTGAAAAAGATAAATTAATTTTAGGAAATTTAGATGCAAAAAGAGATTGGGGACATGCAAAAGATTATGTCGAAGGTATGTGGAGAATATTACAAGCTTCTATTCCTCAAGATTATGTATTAAGCACAAATGAATTTCATTCTGTCCGAGAATTTGTTGAAAAAGCATTTTCATTACGTGGATTTGAAATTAAATGGAAGAATTCAGGATTGAATGAAGTTGGGTATGACAAAAAAAGTGGAAAAGAATTAATATTTGTTTCTGAGAAATATTTTAGACCAGCTGAAGTAGAAGAATTATTAGGTGATTCAACTAAAAGTAGGACAGAATTATTATGGAACCCGCAATATTCATTTGATGATTTAGTTAAAGAAATGGTTGAACAAGATTGCCCATTATAAAAAAAATATATTTATTTAATAATAAATAATAAAAATATTTTATTATTTATCGAATGTTTAAAAAATAATAAAAAAATTTATTCAATATTTTTCTCAAGAATATATCTTTCTGTGACTCTTCCTTTTCTTATATAAGAGGGATCATAAGATTCCTCTATTTGTTGTGCCGATAAATTGGATGTCATTACAATAATTAAATAAGGATATATAACACCTAAGTCAATATCATCTAAAAATCGATTAAATGATGGTTTATCATAAATCTGAGTAGGAATATGCTTATGTTGTTCAACTTTACCAGAATAAATTTTTTCAAACATTATATCAATTTCATCAAATATAATAATTAATGGCTTATTTTTAGATGGTGAAATACTAGCATATAAAGAAGCAATAGTATCATTTGGTTGGGTGGGTTGGAAAGATCTAACAAGTGACCCATTTAATAATTTAGCTGTTAGTAATCCACACATTGATTTTCCTGACCCAGGCTGTCCATATATAAAAAAAACACCATGCTTTTTTATATCATAATGATTTTTTATGCTATTGATAATTGTTTCTTGATTATGAGATGGATGAAAGTTTGTAAGGTTTAAATCTCTTTTTCTATATTCCAAACACCAATATGAGCCAGAACGTTCCCATAATGAAACTGGTTCTTGTACAGATTCTTTTAATGAGTCTGTTTCAAATAAGGAGTCTGTTTCAAAAACAATAGATGTTAATTCATCATAAGTTTTTTTTGTGCAAATAATGTAGATAATTGTTCGTTTTTCAACATCCAATATGCTTCCAATATATTTCCATGAAGCGAAAAACCATTTGGCCTTTCCATTTTCATCAATCATTGAAGAATTTTTAATTTCTGTTTGAATCTTCTTAACCATTTCAGGGCTAAACACATAACGAAGAGTGACCCCGTAATAAGCCAAAATAATAAATAAAATTGCTAAAACATGTGAAAATCCATATGCAAAGAATCCAGTTATGAATGTCCAAAAAAGCGCACTCATTATTGAAATTATTTCAAATATTCATTTAAGTTAAATCATAATTTCTTCTTAATTAAATATTCAATTTTTTTTTTAAATTATACTTAAAAAAAAACTCATATATTATTTCATAATATGTGTGGTATTTTCGGCTATTATGGAAGGAAATATGACAAAAATGAATTATTAGCTTATGCTGAAAAGATTAAACATCGTGGTCCTGATTCAACAAATTCTTTAAAAATGAATGATGATTTATTGTTTGTTTTTCATCGTTTGGCAATTAATGGGCTTAATCCAGAAAGTGATCAACCCATTCAAAAAGATGGTGTTTTTTTAATATGTAATGGTGAAATATTTAATTACAAAGACTTAATTAAAAAATATAAATTGGAAAATGATTATAAATCGGGCAGTGATTGCGAAATTATATTGCATTTATATTTATTATTTGGAATTAATATGACATGCAGATTATTGGATGGGGAGTTTGCATTTATTCTTTTTGATTCTAGACATGGCATTTTATATACAGCACGAGATCATTTAGGAATTAGATCATTGTACATGGGTCAAGACATAAATGATACATATAATCCAAAATTCGATAATGAAATCTGTTTTTCGAGTGAGTTAAAAGCAATGCCTCATATGGATAAAATAGTTCAATTTCCCGTGGGATCTTATTGGAGCTCTGAAACGCAACAAATGACGCAATTTTTTGATTTAAAACCTGAATCATTTCATAATCATGATGAAGAGTTGATTATTAAAAATATACGTGAATTATTTACAAACGCGGTTGAAAAGAGACTTATGTCGGATAGACAAATGGCATGCTTACTTTCCGGTGGTTTAGACAGTACTACTGTGACGGCACTTGTTGCAAGTAAATTTGCACCTTATACATTAAATACCTATTCTATTGGGCTGAAAGGAAGCATAGATCTATTTTATGCAAAAATTGCAGCCAATTATTTCAAAACAAATCACACCAATATTGAATTGACAGAAGCGCAATTTTTGGAAGCAATTGAGAAAACAATTATTCAAATTGAAAGCTATGATACAACCAGTGTTCGCGCCTCTGTTGGCAATTATTTAGTGTCACTTTATATAAAAGAGCATACTCCTGATACAGTTATTTTTTGTGGGGATGTAAGTGACGAGATTTTTGCCAGTTATCGAGGATTCTTTTTTGCTAAAAATGATAATGAGTTTTATAATGAGAATGTGAAAATGCTGGAAAATATTCAGTATTTTGATGTTTTGCGATCTGATAAAAGTATTGCAGGAGCGGGGTTGGAAGCGCGAGTTCCCTTTTCAGATGGTGCCTTTTTGAAATATTGTATGGGAATAGATCCTAAATATAAGAGATTTAATGAAAATCATATTGAGAAATATTTATTTAGAAAGGCATTTGAACATCTAATGCCTCCTGAGTTGGCATGGCGTGTAAAAACCGCATTTTCTGACGGAGTTAGTAATGTAGAGAAACCATGGTATTTAATTATTAAAACTTTTATGGATGAAGCTATTAGTGACGAAGAATTTGAAAACAGGCGTTTATTATATAAGCATAATAGACCTTACGATAAAGAGTCATTATATTATCGAATTATTTTTGAAGAGCATTATCCAAATTTGGCTCATACAATTCCCTATTTTTGGAAACAGCCTTGTACAGAAGAAGAGGATCCATCGGCATGGAGTATTGAAGCTTAATTCATTTTATTTTTTTTAAATAATAAATTAAAAATACTTATTTTTGAATATTTCCATTTCTTCAGTACCCATTGAAAGATTGCAAGTAGGACATACAATTTCTAAATTATTTATATTATTCGTTCCACCATGTTTGACACTAATTTTATGTCCAGCGTGGAAATTGTGATATTTTATTTTACAATTACACACATAACAATTGCCATTTAATTCTTCACCAAATTTTTTATTCCATAAATTATCTCTTACTGTTTTAGGAATAGATTTTCTCTTATTTTCTGACTCAGTCTTCATAAAAATATAAGAAATATAAAAGCCCTGTTTTTTATGCGCATATTCGTAATATTCTGGATTAGAAGATAATAATTCATTTCCTATATTTTCATTTATAAATTCTAATTTATTTATAAGTCCTTGATAATCTAAATTTGGATAAGAATTTATTAAATACTTCGTTAATTGATCAATATTTACATTGGGAAAACGAGGTACTAAACTTTGAGATATATGTTTAGAGTATTTATTTTTCATATAAGTTTTTATCCGCTCCAAAATATCAATTTCATCATCTTTTAATAATATATCATGTAGTATAAAAATATTATTTAGATCTCTAAAATATTGTTTCAATATATCTTTATTGTCACAAAATTTTACAACATAACTAATATAAAAATCAGATTTATGGGTATCAAAATATTTTTTATATGCATAATATCTATGCTGTCCATCACATATATATAAATCATTTTTTAACATTGCTATATGTAATATATTAAAGTATGGTACTGTTTCATCATCATTATTAATCATTTTATAATTTATAATTTTTTCATAAAATTCATTAACACGTTCAATTATATAATCGCGATTGCATAAAGGAATTTGGGGATTTTTTTGTAAAAAATTGGAAAATAGTTCATAATAAAAATACGTTTCATTCGAAATTTTTATTATATTTTTTGTTGAATTATTCATAATTGGCTAAATAAAATAATATCAAACGTTTTTAAATAGAAATTTTTTTCAATATAATATATTAGCTTTAAGTATTATTTTTTATCTAATTATATATATATAATTAGATAATGGCAAAAGGAAGTAAGCTTAGAAAAATTAAGAGATCTGGACAAAAAAGTACTCGTAATATATTAGAAAAATTTGACAACTCAATGATAAATTCTGCAAAAATGAGTTTATATGGTTTATTAGCATTTAATATACTTGTTATATTATACACTAGCGGAATAATATATTATTTAAATAAATTGCAAGAATGCACTTGCTATCAAGAGAAGAATAAAGAAAATTATTCTAATATTACATATTTAATTGCAATTGAATCTATTATTTTAGCAATTAATATTATTTATGTTATTATATTAGGTGGTTCAATTTATTTTTTGAATAATATTAAAAAAGGTGGCGCTGAAACTAATAATGCTTTAATTTATATTGTGTTATTATTAAATATTGTTTTATACTCTTATTTTGTTTATTATGTCTATAAGATTTACCAAAATATTTCATCAGATTGTGTTTGCACTCAAAATTGGTTAAGATATTTATTATATATTCAAACTGTTTTTATGGGATTTTACATAATCATAATGCTTTATAATCTTTTTTCAAAGTTTTAAAAAAATATATAAATATATAATATAATGTCAATAAGTAATAGTTTAGAAAAAATTAATAAAATTAATAAATCAACATTGAATTCTTCTAAAATGATTTTATATGGATTATTAGTTATTAATTTACTTGCATTATTAAACACTAGTGCTATTATTTATTATCTAAATAAATTAAAAGGATGTACTTGTTATCAAGAGAAAAATAAGGAAAATTATTCTAATATTACATATTTAATTGTAATTGAATCTATTATTTTAGCAATTAATATTATTTATTTTATTATTTTTTGTGGTTCAATTTATTTTTTAAATAAAATTAAAAAAGGGGGTGCTGGAAAAAATAATACTTTAATTTATATTGCTTTATTGTTATATATTATATTATACTCTTATTTTGTTTATAATGTTTATAAGATTTACCAAAATGTTTCTTCAGATTGCGAATGCACACAAAATTGGCTAAGGTATTTATTATATATTCAAACTGTTTTTAATGCTTTTATTATACTTTATTATCTTTTTTCTATGTTTTAGAAAATATATTTATATAAATATATAAATATATAATATAATGCCATCTAATAATAATTATTTATATCAAAATAGTAAGCGATGCAAACAGAGTCCTTACACATGTCATACTAATAAACAATGTGCAAAGAAAATGTGCACTACATACCGATTTCAGTCATATGGTCCAATAGGCTTTGGTAATGTTGAAACAAAAAAGGGACCTACTTCTTGTGGAGTCCAACAAAATTGTAATAAAGCAGACCTTAATTTCCAACGCTACGTTATTAATCAACAAAATTTATATGCATTAATGCGCCGATTTCCCGAGCGATTTCCGCTAATTAGTTGGACAAGTATGAATGGATTAACACCGGGACAACAAAGGCAATATAGCAATAATTGGTATAGACAATTTGGTACGTCCCAAGCACTTCCTGCAAATGATAATTGGGGTGGATTTTATTTGGTTGGAAGTGAAGTTCCCTACACTAATTAATCTTGATAAAATTGATTTTATTATTGTGTAATAGAGTAATTTTTACTATTAATAATATTTAAAATAAATACTATTAATAAAATAAATGAACTGGTCGTAAAAACTAGATTCATGATGTAATGGAATAGTACAAACTTATCCTAAAAATATTAAAAAACGATTTTTTTTTAAAGTAATGTTTGTGATAAATTTATGAAAAATGAATATGAAGAAATATTTATTGAAAGTAATAGTTTAGAAAATTGTGTTCAAGATTATAGCTCATTCCAAAAATATATAGATGGATCTAAAAAAAAATGTGGTTTCATTCAGTAATTTAGGAGGAGATACAATTTTAATAATACCAATTCCACGAAAAGAGAGAGATTACACAACAATTAAAGATTTTATAGATAATGCCAGTATTTCTCAGCAAAAAATATTTTGGAAAAAAGTGGCTTCTGAAATAAAAAAAATATTGAAAACTAATGAAAAAATATATGTTAGCACACATGGTTTAGGCGTTAGCTATTTTCATTTGAGACTAGATAAATACCCAAAATATTACCATACAAAAAAATTTATTTAAAATAATATGTGTTTTTATATATAATGATATATGATCCATGGAATGAATCGCAAGATTTTACATTAGAACTATTAAATGATGAAAAAGTGTTTTTTATTAAAGGGCCAATGAAAAATTTAACAAAAAAAACAAATATTTCTAATAATAATCAAGTTATTATTCAAAGATTTGATATAGAATTTATCATAACTCATAAAAATGATAATATTTATATTTCAACAAAAGAGCGTGGATTTTCTGGTTATAAAATTATTGAAATAATAATTAAAAAAAATAAAAATAAAAATGATATTTACATTGGACATTTAGAAAATGTTTCAAAATATGATAAATATAGTGGTTCAGATTTAATGTTATTAGCATTACAAATTTTATACAGATTACATGTAAAAAAATGTACTTTAATTGATGTTTCTTATTTTGAATGTAGTAGAAATAATTTTTTTAAACAACGTGAAATTCCACTAAAGATTATAAAATTACTAAAAAGTAATAATACTTTTTATAGTCCTTTTAATTTTCAAGCCCTAGATAAAACAAGCCAAAAAAATAGAATGGAAGATTTAAGAAAATTAGTTGAAAATTTATATCAAATAAAATGGTCTGAAATAGATATTATTATAATAGCAGGAAAGAGACAAATTGAGATAATGAATGAAATATCAAATAATTCAATTATGGATTATAATAGATTGGAATTACGAAATATAAATAAATGGAAAAAATATTGGAATACTATATATAAATCTTGGAATATTTTCAAAAATAAATTTGGAAGTGCAATGACTCCATTTCGGGCATTTAAATTCTTTGATGAAAAAGAAAATTGTAGTGATTTTATAGACTGGTTAGAATTATATAGTTTTACTTTTTTTAATTTTAATAAAATAATTTATTATAAATTTTTGAATCAAAAATATGAAATCCCAAAGATTAAAATTTTTAATCAACTGAAAGAGATTTTGAATAATGTTATTTGGACAAATAATAAAATAGTTGCTCAATCTGATACATTTATAATAGAATATTTTTAATTTTAAGGGAAAATTAGGTTTCTGAGCAATGAAATTTATAAACCTTTTCTCGTAATTCTTGATAATATAAAAATCGCTCTCCTGATAATTCTGATTCATATACTTTGGAATTGCCAGTCGAAATATTTTCAACATTTTTTTTGGAAATATTTGATTTAGGATTATGTTGTATGATAGTATTATATATTCGGATTGTTTTCCATCCTTCTAATATTTTTTCAAAAACATAGATAACTTCATCTGCAGTTGCAGAGCGTTTTGTTTTCTTTTTTTCTTCTCGTCTTTTCTTTTTAATTTCAATATATTTATCATGTTGTTGCATTATAATAAATATATTATTAAAATTAGATTTTATATTCAGTTTCATCAAATAATACATTTATTCTTTCATCTATTTCAGATTTAGACTCTTCCAAAAAAGGCATATCTAAAGTACTATGTCTAGAAAATATTTTATATTCTTCAATAGAGGGATTTTTGGACACCATTGGGTTTTCAAATGGAATTTTTGAGATTGATTCTGGAGTTTCTGGATAAAGATCATTCATTAAGCTATAATCACAACTAATATCAATCTCAAATGTATATTCGGGCTTTTGTAAATAGATTGCCAAACCCAATAATACTAAAAACAAACTAATATAATCTTCAGCATATAAGGGTATTTTTTCAGATTTATTTACATCTACAATAATAGTATATTTATAAAAAATGTAAGCAATAAATGCACTTGTTTCTGCACAAAGTATATTTTGTTGTATTATTAATAATACAGAACTACCTTTTTTTACTATCTCAAATAGAAAATAGGTAATAAATATATAAAATCCTTGATTTATAAGCAGCCATAATAAAGAATAATCACAATTATCAGTTTCTAAACTACTTTTTTGTAAAAATTGGCATGATAATGCATTAGATAAATATGTTGAAAAATCATGATAACTTATACCAAATTCTTTTATTGGTATCATAATTATTGGAAAACAAATAATACCAATAAATAATTGCCAAATATTGATGTAAAAATTCATTACAAACACATTTAAATTTTCTTCTTTTTTAATGAATTTTTCTCGGAATGTATAAGTAATTACGTGAATGCATAATGATAAAATATATAATAATAAATATCCTATATTATAATGTAGAGATTCATTTTTATTGAAGTATAGCGGAATAGAGGATATAAAAATACCAGTTACTATAATAAATGCGCCCAAATAATGATTAAGATAATAACGTCTATTTAAGAATATATAATTTGATAAAATCATTAAAATTATAATTGATTTTCCAAATATCAATGTGTATAAATTAGGAATATTCGAAACAGATATTATTGTAAATAAGAGACCAATATATTCTAATAATCCAATCACAAATAAATAAATCTGTTTGATTGGATTATATAATTCATAATTATTATATTTATGCCATCCAATAATAGGTATTATTGCACATAAATTTGATAATGGAGAAACTATACTACTTAAAAAATAAGTATAATTGGCCATAGAATTTACCCATTGTAAATGGAATAAAGCTATTACAGGAGCAATTATGTTATAACTTAATAATAATTTATTTAATATAGAAAATATCATGTTAAAAAAATGGTAATATATATTATTTATATATAATAAATGTTCTATATATAAAAGTTTTTTATAAAATATGCTCCTACCGGGGATTGAACCCGGGTCACCCGTTTATAAGAAAGGCATTCTAACCACTAAAATATAGGAGTAATCTATTTTAAATGATTTAACACTCAAAAAAATATATTAATCAATTTTTTTTAATTATATATAAAATATATTCTATATCATATATATTAAATTAAATTACATGTCTGAATTTCAAAAAACATTAGACAATACGCTTTTACAAAAATATGAAGTCAAATTATATGGTAGCGATTCCAATATTTACGATATTATTAACGATTTTTTAGAAGAGAATCAAAGCGAAAAAGCATTTTACCTTATTGATTTAGGTGAAATATCACGATCCTATTCTAAATGGACCAATTTATTACCTGATGTGAAACCCTATTATGCTGTTAAATGTAATCCCAATCATGTGCTTCTAAATGCACTTGCATCATTAGGGGCCAATTTTGATTGTGCCAGTGAAAATGAAATGAAGACTATTATTAAAATTACGAATGACCCAACGCGAATTATTTTTGCAAATCCTTGCAAAATGACGTCACAAATCCGATATTCGCGATCTAACGACGTAGATTTAATGACATTTGATTGTGAAGAAGAATTATATAAAATTAAATTATACCATCCATATGCCAAACTTGTATTGCGATTAGCTGTTGATGATAGTAAAAGTGTATGTAAATTTAATAAGAAATTTGGTTGTTATTTAACCCAAGTTAAAGAATTATTAGTCATTGCTAAAACGCTGAAATTAGATGTAATAGGATTCAGTTTTCATGTTGGGAGTGGCTGTTCATCGGCAAATAGTTTTTATGACGCAATTGAAGATTGCAAAAAAGCATGTACTTTAGCACATGAATTGAATATTAATATTTCTATAATTGATATTGGCGGTGGTTTTCCAGGTGTTGATAAAAATGTTAAATTTGAAGACATTGCAAAGAGAGTTAATGATGCAATAAGTCAGTTTTTTCAAGAAGAAGTTGAAAATAAAAGCATACAATTTATTGCTGAGCCGGGACGCTATTTTGCTCAAAAGTCACATACATTAGTTTTAAATGTTATTGGGAAAAAAATAACTTATGATTCAAACAATGAAAAGGTAATTGTCTATTATTTAAATGATGGGGTTTATAATAGCTTTAATTGTATATTTTTTGATCACAGTAATCCAGTAATATTACCTTTTAATGAGCGAGATGGTCAGCTATTTAAAAGTAAAATTTTTGGAAATACATGTGATAGTATTGATACAATATCAGAGGAAATTATGTTGCCAGAATTGGCTATTGGTGAATGGGTATATGTGGAAAACTTCGGGGCTTATACTATTGCTGCAAGTTCTGGATTCAATGGAATGGAAAATCCCATTAATAAATATATATTTAGAGATTAATTTTTATAAAATGGAAATACTATGAAATACAAGAAAATATAAGGAAATACAATATATTTCATTCTATTAGATTAGCTGTTAGCTTCATAAGATTGCGCTTCTAAAAATAATTCTTCAAATATTTTATCAGAATAATGTTCATTTGTCATAATTTCTTTATTTAAAGTATTATCTTCATTAAATATTTTATTATGAATTAGGTAACCCAATTCACATATTGCTTGATTCAATTCTTCAATATTATCATTTTTTTGTGAAACAAACATATAACATCGAGCATAAATTATATAAATAAAACTTAAATATTGAAAATAAGGATTTTCATCTCTAACTAATTCATAACGCATAAGTTGTACTGTATTAATTATTCCTAATAATTTTTTAGTATTCACTTGTAAAGTAGATATTACTATATTTTCAATAATATAATAATAAATTTTAACTAAATGTTGTTTAATCATTGCCAATTCATTATTTTTTAAATGAACTAATATTACTAAATTAATAACTTTTGAAAGAATATATGTACATTCATCATATGCATGCCATAAGAGATCATTTTCAGGTGTTCTTTTAATACTATCAATTGAACATAAATAATCTTTATTTAAACCAAACTTATTAAAAAAATTAATCATAAAAATTTTTTGATTCGTAATCATAAATTTTGAGTTATCTTCTTTTATTCCATGAAAATAATTTTCTGGTGCTATACTTTTAATGGCTTCAATTTTGACTTTTTCAATTTTACTTTTTTTAATTAATACTTCTTTCTCTTTTTCAATAGAAGCTAATTTAATTGATTCTTCAAGAGCTTTTAGTTTTTCAAATTTTGCTAATTTAATAGCTCCTTCAAGAGCTTTTTCTTCAGCAAGTTTATCTTCTTTCTGCTTTTCCTCAGCCTCTTTCTTTAATTTTTTTTTCTTTTCCTTTTCTGCTATTTTCGCAAGGCGATTTATTTCTGCAGTTTTTTTTTCGAGAATTTCTCTCTCTCTTTGGATAGCAATTTTTTCTAAACGCTTATTCTCTTCTTCAAGAGCAATTTTTTTCTCAATTATTTTCTGCTCTTCAATAGCTTTCATTCTTTCGCGAAATTTTTTTTCTTCATATTGAATTCTTTTCATTTCTATTTTAGCATTTTTTTCCAAAATAGCTTTTTCCCTAGCAATTTTTATTGATTCAACAGTTGTTAAATCAGATATAATAGATGAATTTTCTTCTTTTTCTCCATCAAATAATTGCTGATGTTCTTCGGCATATAATTGCTGATGTTCTTCAGCATGTAATTGCTGATGTTCTTCAGCATGTAATTGCTGATGTTCTTCAGCATGTAATTGCTGATGTTCTTCGGCATTTAATTGCTGATTTTCTTCGGCATTTAATTGCTGATTTTCTTCGGCATATAATTGCTGATGTTCTTCGGCATATAATTGCTGATGTTCTTCGGCATGTAATTGCTGATGTTCTTCGGCATGTAATTGCTGATGTTCTTCGGCATGTAATTGCTGATGTTCTTCGGCATATAATTGCTGATGTTCTTCTGCATATAATTGCTGATGTTCTTCGGCATATAATTGCTGATTCATATCAAAATAAACTTGTTCATGACAAAAATATGGATGATTTAGGATTACAGGAAATTCAATTGAATTAATATCTACTTGATAAATTACTACCCTTCCAGGATATCTATTTATAGAATTTTTTTGAAATCTAAATTTTCTATAAAAAAGATCACCCATAAAAAATGTCCAAAATGTAGATATTACTCTTAAATCAATAGGTGGTATGTAAATAATTGCCTCTTTCATTCTTCCAATATTAATATCGTCTGATACAAAAACAAAAGGACATCTAAATCCATTTAATATATAAAACGCTTCATAAGAAGTCATTTTTATTTTTTATTTTATTTCTTTTAAAGAAGGAAAATCAATTAAATTAGATAATTTAATCAATTTTTTTAAAATAAATGTAAAAAAAGTTATTGTTCCTAATAAAAAAATATTCAAAATTATAATTAACACCTTATTTTTTTTCTATTTTAGGAATTGGTAAAAATGCTTGTTTTAAAGATTTTATAAAATTTACATGAGGTGATTTATGAAGACATTTAGGTTTTCCTATAAAAAATGTAAAATAACTAAAATTATTTTTATATTCTACTTTTTTTTCTCCCATGTATGCTAATACACCTATAATAATTACTAAAAATGTTAAAATATAAAGAACAAATGTTATATTATTAAAAATATTTATTTTATTATTATAGTTTATTAATTTATCTGATGATTCTTTTTTATCAATATCTTTTATTTTTTCATCTTCTTGTTGCTTCAATATATTAATAATATATGACACACCCAAAAATATTAAAATAATATAAAATAGACTTACATGACATTTTGAAATTAAAATAAATAAAATATATAACATAAATGAATTTTTTACAATAAAAAATATATCTTTATCTTTACTATTTGAAGATAAAACAACAAAAAATATCATTGTAAAAAATCCAAAAATATGCTTTACTAACATATTATTACGCAACACATCTTGTAATCTACAAGGAAATATTTCTGCTAAAAAATTAGCTGAAACAATTAAGATAAATATAAATATAGAAAATAAATTTGTATCTATTATAGTATTTTTTATATCCATTTTTCTATATTTACAATAGAAAAAATAAAATTAGTCATATTCTATCCAAGATCGTAAAAAAAATACATCACTTAGAGCAAAATAACTAAAAAAAAGTATAGCTCCTTTTGTTGAAACTGTTGTGATCATCAAACAAAATAAAATAAATAAATTATTAATTATAGATGAAGACCTTTTAGAACCGAGTCCAGTATCTAAATATATTGGAACATATTTAACAATAATTAATACTAATACTAAAAAAATAATTAAAAAATAATATGATAAATTATTAACACCTGATATAAAACTTATAATAAAATTAATAATAAAAATTGTTAAAAATAATTTAAATAAATTAACATAATTGTTTCCGCCTTCAATATAGGTGCACATATTATTTTCATTTTCTTTTAATAATTTATTGGTTGTAAAAGCTATTGATAAAACAGTTCTTTCTGAATTATCATCATTATTTGGAGGGACTTGATGTATAGTAGTTCCACCATTAAATATTGCAGCATCACCTTCTTCAAAATTTATAGATTTAATATCATTTTTTTCATCTTTACATTGTAAAGGACTTATTTCACCTTTCTTTTTAATACATATTATAACATTATAAATTTCACTTAGATTTTGTGGATCAACATGCCATAAATGATAAGAGTTTTTTCCGTGATATACATAAATAGTTGCTTTATTTGTTCCTAAATAAAATAATTTTTTCCCTATTTCATTTTCATAACTCTGTTTTACCTTTTCTGAAATTTCAGTAATTATTTTTTTTTCGTCAATGGTAAAATTTTTACAACATTGATATGTTGTTGTATTTTTTCTTGAAAACCAATCTATATCATTATTTCCGGGTATTTTTATACTTTGTAATTTCTTAATATCTTCTTCATTTAACATTTTTTTCACTTTTTCACAAAATGGTTTTAATTTATTATTATAAGTCATACTATCTGTTCTTCTATACATGTTCAAAAGTCTTCTGCAAAAATTTTGACCATATAAATCCATAATTCCAGAATAATCTAAAATAAATAATAACAAAAAATAAACTAAAAATATTAAATATTCATTACCTTTATAAAATAAATCTCTTTTTTTTATTATTTTCTTTAAAAATGAATAATTTAATATTGTATTCATTTTATATTGTATATATTAAATATATTAAATAATTATTTGTAAAATCTATATAATAAATTTAATTTATATATTTTTTTTCATTTATTATAAATATAGGTTCAAATACAAAAATGAGAATAATTTTATTAAGACATGAAGAGCGACCAGAACAAGAATTCGGGTTTTATACAAATTTAACCGAAAATGGATTTAAAAATACATCTATTTTAGCAAAAAAACTAGAAAAATATAATATTGATCTAATTTTTAGTAGTCCATATGTAAGAACATTGCAAACTATTTATCCGTTTATGCAAAATATGCAAAATAATCAAGATTTAAAAATAAATGTCGAATATGCATTACAAGAATATTTACATAATCCCTATTTTTTAATGGATAATAAAATATATGGAATAAATGATTTATATAATACAAGTAATGAATTTTTAATTGATTATATTAATTTATATTATAAATCATATATAGATGGTAATGATTTATTTATTCCCGAAAATGAAGTTAATTTAGAGAATAGAATATATAAATTTATGAATAATATTATAGAAACCTATGGAGATACTGATAAAACAATTTTATTAGTATCACATAAAGGCGTCATAAATAAAATAAAAGATATTTATTACCAATATACGCCATTAAACTCTAATTTTGATATGGGACATTTTGAAGTTTTTAACTATGTTGGACATCATACGCCGGCAAATAAATTATCTCCTGTATAATATCCAATAACTTCATCTGATTTATTTTTTTGTCTAGAACGTTCTTCTTCATATAAATTATCCATTTTTTTCTTATTTTGGTCAAATAAACTATCTATATATTTTTTATATTTTTCTTCGTGATTTTCTTGATTTTTATTTTCTTCGGGATTATACTGTTGTTGGTGTTGTTGATTTTGTTTATTTTGTTGTTGAGTTTGTTGATCGCATTTTGGAACTTTACTCTTTTCAATATAATTCTTAGTCACTTCTTCTTTTAACATATATTTTTCATTAATCTCATCTTTTGAAATATATTTATCATGATTGGGATGTTCGTTAATATTATAATCGTATATTTCTTTGCATTGTTTTTCTGGAGGGCATGTTGCACAAGTGGGACAAACTGGGCAAATTGGACATTCGGGGCAAGTAGGGCATGTGGGACATGCAGGAATTTCACTTTTTTTAATATAATCATGCATATTTATTTTTGGACAAGAAGGGATTTCACTTTTTAAAATATATTTATTAAGATCGGGAGTATAGTTAATCATATTTTTAGTAGCATAATTACTCATATCGGGGCATGGAGGAATACTATTTTTAAGGACGTATTTATTTATATCTTTATTTTGAGTAATATCACATTTATTACAAAGCTCCTCGGGATAATTTTTAGGTAGTTTATCACATGGTTCTGGAGTTTTTCTAGGACATTCTTTTTTATGATGATCTGGTTTATCACCACAATTGCAAAAATCAAAACTGGGAAATTTAATATCTGATAGAGAATTATTCAATTTTGTAATTCCCAAATCATAATTGGGAAATTTAATATTAGGAAGTTTAATATCTGGTTCAGGAATACTAAAATTAATTTGTTTTGTACTTCCCCAATCGTATAATTGGGATGCACCTTCTGATTGGTCAGTAGAAGATGATTCAGATGGAGAAAAATTTTCTATAAATTGATTCATTTTAAGAATGCGCTTCTTTTCACTTAAGTCTAATGGAGTAAATTCACTATAATATAATCCTAAAATAATAATAAGTATAAATCCTAGCATACACCAAATAACAATATCTGAATTAAGACTCATAATATATATATTATATATTTATATTGAATAAAAAAATAGAATAAAAATTATTTTTTTATAAATTACATTGAATAAAAAAATAGAATAAAAATTATTTTTTTATAAATTACATTGAATAAAAAAATAGAATAAAAATAATTAACCAGTTAAAAGGAAAAGTTCGAAAGAAAACCCTATGGTTTGTCTTTCAGAAATGTTCGAAAGAAAAACCTATGGTTTGTCTTTCTCTATTCCTTCATAGCTTGCATCCCCAGCATGGTATATTATCTTTTCTAATATATTTATTAAAATCGGGGTGTTCTTCAATTTTAAATTGTCCTGGTTCGCAATAATCATTTGGATTTTCAAAATATCTTCTATATTCTCTGCAATATGCATCATCTTTTTTTGATGGGTGCCAGCAGATACAACTGTCATCAATTTCATTATTTATTTGACAATAATTAGAAATAGATTTTTTACAATTAGTTGATAATCCTAAATCTTTATAATTTTTTATACTCCAATCAACTCCTTCACATGCACTTGTATAGCAAGGATTTAACTCATTTATAATATAGGGACATTGAGCTAAATTATTTTTTCCTTCACCTGGTGTTAAAATACTTGGAATAGTACATTTTGGAAAATTGGCTTTATATGTATATCTAGCTTTTTCCAAATTATTTCCATAAGATTTTTCACCACTATATTTTAATAAATCTGAATAGTAAGTATTTGGTTTGTTATAAACTATATAATTTCCCTCCTTTTTATAGACTTTTGGACATTCATCATAATTGTTGGATTCTTCAGAAGTGATAACGTCATGCTTCATTTTACAATCTTGATTATCAAAAATATCATTAAATTTATTTTCATTACTAAAATTATCTATCTTATCATTTATTTTTTTATTATATGGTTTAAATAATGAATTATCAACAGAATTATCAGTTAAATTACTAATTGCATTCATATGAAAAACATTAATATCAGGAGTTGAATTTAAATCATTTGATGGTTTATTTTGATTTGTAATAAAATAATTTCTAATATCATCTAATTCTTTTTTCTCGATTAATCTATTATAAAATAACAATGAATATAAATTTAAAACTAGATTCTTATTTCTATTTATAACAATATTTGAATTATTTAAATATAATTTATTAATCTTTTGAGATAAAATATTTAATCCATCTAAATAAATATTCATTAATCCATTATCATACATTATAGAAAGAAGAGATTTATTATAAATTAGTAATTTTTCGGACGACTTGTATTTATTATTTCCAACTATTAAATAAAGGCTCTTTCCATTTATTTGAATTTCAAAAGAGTATCTTTCATTACCAGGGACACTTAATAAATAAGATTCTAGAATTTCATCATTGGCATCTTCAGCATCATCTGAAGCACTATTTTCATAATTTTTATTTAGACAAAATAATATAGTAAATTTATCATTAGATAATAAATTTGCTGAAAATCCATTTATTTTTAAATTTTGCATTGCTAAAGAGCCAATTGTATCATTTTTTACAGGAATAGCTGACCAAAAAAGATCATTCCCATTTCCACTCAAATCATGCCATGTAATATTATTATTTTCATATTTATATCCATCTGTATAGCAAAGTAGGTTATTATTAAATATAAAATTTTCTGCATCAACTAATGTACGGTAAAAACGGATATCAGCAAAATACATATATTCTGTATATAAATTTTGAGAATAATTTAAATAAATATTCATTTTATAATTTTGAATTTGATCAGTAGAATTAAACATATATTTAACTAAATACCAAGTAGTATTATTATCATTATTCATATTTAATTTTTGAATTATATTAAAGGTTAATCGTGGAATATAATTTGTAAAATCTTCTTTTTGAATTTTTATTTTTACTAGATTTTCAAAATCAAGTAGTGATATATCTTTTGGTGGGTTATTTCCATTATCTATACAAAGCCAAAAATATAAATTATATTTACTATTTGGCAAACTTTCTGTTAATAATTCATAATAAGTTAATTCGTCAGTTTTTTTTTGTTCTAAAACAAATGCACTATTTTCTTGATTTTTTTTTTTAATAATTTTATTATAACCACTTTGATTTATATTATTTGTTGAATTTTTTCCATTTTGGAAATTACCATTTGAAATAAGATTATTAGGTACATTTACACTTGAATCATTTAATTGAAAGTTTTCAAAATTTTCAATAGAATTATTTAATGTATTTTCTTTTAGTATATTATCTTTTAGAATAAAATTAATATTATTATCTAAATTTTTATTAAAATAAATATAAAAACATAAAATTAATGCTATAAATATTATAAAAAAAAATAATAAATAAGTATTATAAATCATATATATATTTAAATATATATAA